TCCTAGACAATCCCCACAGGGTTTATCGGTTGCGCCAAAAAAGGTCGAGATTAACAAATTTAAGACATAAAGAATATGAGCAACAAAAGATTTTCTGCTACTGAAATTTCAAGATTTCTGAATGAGCGTTTACAAGACAGTCGGGCAATTCGTAGCGCAGAAGCGCATGATATGCTTCAAAAACCTTCTGAAGATGCAGCGCGCGTTGCATCCCGATGGAGATTAGCAGCACCACGCGGACGGTTAGTTTCTCACTGCCATATTCTTGTGCGTATTGACGCACAGAGGGCTGTATGTCAGTATTGCGGTCAAAGCTACCCTTTAACGCCTTCAGGCGATTTAGACAGGGATCGATTAGTTCAAGAAGCGCTTTTTCGTCCATTGTTTGGTCGAGAGGGACAATGTCGATTGTAAGTAATACTACTGGTACCATATTTTATTCTATTTTGAAAATTGGCTATAAAGTTAGTGAAAATAAACTAATTAAACAAAGTAAAATTATGAAAAAGTACATTCACATTCAAAAAGCAGACCGCGAATTCATCATGAAGGCGTTCAAGGTTACTGAGCGCATGATTTACTACGCCACTCATTACGAGAAGGACACGGATCTTGCGAAAAAGATACGCACGCTGGCTTTAGAGCGTGGCGGAATCGTGATGGTTGAGACTCCTGAATGGGAGACACTGTACGATGCGGACGGCTACATGAGGCAATACAGAGGTGATGTTCTGCTGGAGTTTTCAAAGACGGAGCCTGTGTGCGACGTGTACAAGAAGGGCGTGAAGGTGCGCCACTTCGAGAACTTGATGACGAGCGATATTCAGGGTATTCAGGACTGGACTTCAACACTTAACTAAGGCAGTTCTGACTATGCTTGAGTATTACAGCGGAAAATTATGTATTCCAGCGATGGAACTTGTGTCACGGGGCGTAATGAGCGATTCGTGCTACAGAAATAATACTACGCGGAAGAACATAGACGTGGTACGCAGAGGTTCACGTGGAAAATACGCACTTGTAGCTGTTGACTCATTGCCCAAACCTTATAAAGAAAAGGTAAATGAAATATATCCGGATGGCGAGCATGTCAGATTGTTAGGTTGGCTTCGCAGCAACTATACCATAGATCAGGGCGCAGTGGCATTCTTTATGAGCATAGACCAATGTAAAGTGGAACTTTCCTCAGAGAAAGTGAAGGAATATGTAAATAATGCAAGTGTACTGAACACTTGCATCCAACTGTACGACAATGCCAAGGCTATACACAGAACCATGGGCGAAAAGTATGACTGGAGCATGATGGCTGCTGCCATAGAGGGACTTCGTAAAGAATTTGGGCACACATTGCCGGCGAGTACGCTACGGTTCAGAAAGAAAGTAGCAGAATATAAACGTGAAGGCTACTGCTGCCTGATAAGCGGAAAATTCGGCAATCAAAGTGCACGCAAGGTTGACTACCAAACCGAAAGATTGATGTTGAGCCTCGCCGTGCAACCGAATAAACCGTTCAATACCAACGTACACGAGATGTATATCTCTTTTGTTTGCGGAGAGCTGGACGTGTGGGACCCTGATACCGGTGAACTTTTCAACCCTGATGACTTTACCGACAAAAACGGAGAACCTAAAGAGTTGAGTGAGACAACTATCAACAACTACCTGAACAACCCGAAGAACAAACTGCTCATTGGCCACAAGTTGAACAGTTGGAGTACATTCTACCATGAACAGTCCCCATATATGCACCGCCACAGTGGAGAGTTCAGCCTTAGCCAGATAACAATGGATGACGTGGACCTTACACGCAAACTGAAAGACACCAAACAACGCGTGCACGCCTATTATGCCTACGATGCTGTGAGCCAGTGTGTGCTGGGTGCGAGCTATGCACGGAAGAAGGATGACATGCTTGTAGTGGACTGCTTCCGTGACATGTTCCGGCTTATAGAGCGCAACGGCTGGGGAATGCCTGCCGGCATCGAGGTGGAGAACCACCTGATGACTAAATACAAGGAGAGCTTTCTGCAAGCCGGTGTGGCGTTTCCGTTTGTACATTTCTGCGCCCCTCTGAACTCGCAGGAGAAGCTTGCCGAGAGTCTGAACGGTGCGAAGAAGAAAAGCATCATACACAAGAACCACGAGGGTATAGGTCGTTTCTACGGAAAAGGCAAATGGCGTCAGGACTACAATAAGGTAAGTGATGAGAACAACGACACATACGAAGACCGAGACTATTTCAGTTGGGAACGGCTGGTAGCCGAGGACAAGGCCGACAATGAGGAATGGAACCATACGCTTCACCCCAACCAGAAGAAATACAAGGGCATGACGAGATGGGATGTGCTTATAGCGGCCATCAACCCAACGCTCCTTCCTCTGGATAAAATGACATTGAGCCGATATATTGGTGAGAGTGTGGAAACTTCGGTTAAACGCAACAGTACGGTGAGAGTGTGCTATGAGGATTGGTGGTTGAGCGACACGAAAGTGCTTGGAAGACTTGCACCTAACGATTACAAAGTAACAGCCTGTTACCTGCCAGACGAAAACGGGAATCCTACAGACGTTTACCTGTTTCAGAACGGACGATTTATCGATAAGGTAGAGAAGGTAGAAACATACAGCCGTATCATGGCGGAGCAGACCGCCGAGGACGAAGCCAAGTATGTGGCACAACGCAAGAAGGTTGCGAAGTTCGACTTTTTTATAAAAGACAACGCTATCGATATGGTGGGAATACAGAAAAAAGAAGTTCTGAAGACAGATATGGTCGTCAAGGAGGTAGAAACGATAGATGAGCCCATGGAAGAGACCAACTATAGCCCGGCTGAAGACTGGGCGGCCAAAGCTATAGCTGAACAATAGTACGTGATTATAATAACATTAAAATACGATTAGAATATGATTACAATCGAGAACAAAAAAGCCATTTTGGACGGAATAAGCAAAGCCAGGGTAAATTACCCGAGTGATGCCAAGCATGCCGCCAGTCTGGGAATTACGACCAGTGTGTACAGTGCACTAAAGAACGGCACTACGGACAAGCAGTTGAGCGAGGCAAGTTGGATAAGCATCGCCAGAAAACTTAACGTAAGCCTTCGCGGGGAAATGCCATGGAAGGCTGCAAAGACCCCAACATACGAATATGTCACGGCACAACTTGGATTCTGCCAACAGTCGAGCTTGAGCGGAATATTGTGTGACATACCGAATATTGGAAAGACTTTTACTGCACGTATCTATGTGCAGAGCCACAGAAATGCCGTGTATGTGGATTGCAGCCAGGTGAAGACAAAACTGAAACTTGTACGCAAGATTGCGAAAGAGTTCGGTGTCGGAAGCAATGGACGTTACACGGATGTATATGAAGATCTCGTTTACTATCTGCGGTCAATAGAGACACCGCTAATCATACTTGATGAGGCTGGAGACTTGCAATATGAGGCTTTTCTGGAACTGAAGGCACTATGGAACGCAACAGAAAGATGCTGTGCATGGTATATGATGGGCGCAGACGGTCTGAAAGAAAAGATACAGCGTGCAATAGAGTTCAAAAAGGTCGGATACACTGAAATGCTGAGCCGATACGGTGACCGTTTCTCAAAGGTGACACCGGACGACGGCAAGGAGCGTGGCAGATTCCTGAATGAACAGGCACGCATTGTGGCGAAGGTGAATGCTCCCGTGCATGCCGACATCGCGCAGATTGTACGCAAGACAGGCGGTGGATTGAGACGCGTCTATACGGAAATAGAGAAATTGAAACGTAATGGTAAAGAAGAAAGCATATAGTCCAAAGGACATTGAAAGAATCAAAACCGTAGAACTGCCCTTTGACGGAAAATGGGAAGAGGCATTCGGTTGTCCGAGCGTGAATGAGACGTGGTTTATAACTGGTCAGAGCGCAAGTGGCAAAAGTTCTTTCGTAATGCAGTTGGCCAAAAAGTTGTGCGAATATGGACGTGTGCTGTACGTATCACTGGAAGAAGAGGTGAGGGCTAGCTTCAAACGCAGGCTAAGTATGTTGCGTATGGATGATGTACAAGGCCGTTTTCGGGTGATAACCGATGCTGATATGGAAACTCTTACAGAAAGGTTGAGTAAACCGAAAAGTGGTAATTTCATCATCATCGACAGCCTTCAATTCACAGAGTGGGATTACCCGTCGACCAAGGCACTTGTAGAACATTTTCCAAAAAAGAGTTTTATATTCGTCAGCCAAGAAGACAAGGGACGTCCTATCGGCAAGACAGCCGTCAAGGTGAAGTTTCTCGCCGGTATGAAAATCCGTACAATAGGATTCAAGGCCTACTGCCAGGGTCGATATATCAACGATGTCACAACTTACTACACAATATGGGAAGAGGGGGTGATGAAAGCAAGCAACAATATATCCAAACAATAAAATAAAAAAGAGATGAGAACACTTAGCAAGAAGGCAATGAGACAGAAGAACCTTCTGTACAAATTGCGGAGGAAAGGAATAAGGTGCGATGCGAAACATCGTGAGATATATGTCGGCTATGGCACAGATGCTGCCGACATTATCCAGATCAAGAGACTGAGAACAGAATTCAACTATCATATACAATTAGAAATACAATGAGCAAGGAAAGAAGGATGATTGAAATCGCTCCGGGGTTGATGAGTCCGGGGGCTCGTATGACAGACCGTATCGAGAGCCATGGGCACAAATGTCCCTATTGCCAAGGCAACGGCTATCTGTGGCAAGAAGATGATTGGCAGGAACGCTATAAGAAAGATTGTCCGATATGCAAGGGAAGCGGCAGGCTAGACGCCGTAGTAACCGTCGAGTGGCAAGCGGGAGAGTAGCAATATGGAAAGAAACAAATACAGCAAGATAATCCTGTCAGAGGCTGAACAGCAGTGGATGCGCGATAATTTCGGAAACACCAAAAATGCGGAAGTAGCAGCATATCTTGGAATCTCCCCAAGCACAGTCGTCAGGATTGCGCGGGATATGGGGCTGGTGAAACACCCTGAATTTACAAAAGCCATGCAGCGAAATGCTTCCGAACACGCTGCCAGAGTGAACAGAGCCAATGGTGGCGATGCTGGAGCGAAGAACCTGTTGATTTACGGCAAGGCTTACCAGTTCAAGAAAGGTGAACGGCAGAAGGATAAAATGTCGGCAGAAGCCTTTGAAGCCATGCACCGCCACATTGGCGAACAGCGCAAGAAAGCCTTCAAGGCGGAGAAGCGCAGGGTGATATTCGGTCTGGAGCAAAAAACAAAGCTTCGGGTGGTGCAGGTACCGAAAGAGAAAATATGCCTCCGTAATGGTTTGCGAAAGAAAGGCTATGAGATAGCCCGTGCTTCCAATGAGGCGTTCATAACAGCGGCAACTCATCGCTCGGAAGTGATGGAGCGCAGGGCAATATCAATGGGAATAAGTTTTACATCAATTTAATATAAACGATTATGAGTAACTTTTTAGAAGAAATCAAGAGACGTATTCAAGTGTGGCACGAGAAGCATGCGGAACGCATTGAGGCTGCACGCCAGGCAGCACTTGACGCAGAAGCACGGGCGACCGTGCAGGTAATGGAATTCAATGGTGAACTGTTCGCCTGCGTGAACGGTGTACCCCTGTTTGGGGTTGGAGACATCAAGGGAACTTTGCCCGAAGCGGTGGCCAACGCCCGCCAGAATTATAAAGACTGGAAGGAGGAAAAGTTATGGCAAAAGTAGAGAAATCGCCCAAAAAGTATTTGGTGAAAGTGATTATAAGACCTGAAGGATACAATAAGATTGTTCTGGAAGGACTATTCGTCCCAAAAGGATATACATGTAACGCGAATAAAATTAAAACGCAATGTTGGGAATATTTGAGTGCCAATATAAACTTTAGAGGGAATGGCATAGACCCTGGTAAGGTTGAAAAAGAGATTACAGTCAAAGCCATTCCCGCAGATTTTATGGTCATAGAAAAAGGATAGAATTATGGGAGCGGAACGAAACTATGCGCGTTTCTATTGTCTCTTGAAGCAGCTGCCTGGTGCAGATAAGGAAACCCTTGTGGAGCAATATACCAACGGACGGACAACCAGCCTGCACGAGATGACCTCTAAGGAGTATGGAGAAATGTGTACATCGCTGGAGGATCATACGGGATGGAGAGCGCAAATGAAGAAGAAACGTAGCCTGTGTCTGAAGCTAATGCAACAAGCCGGCATTGACACGACAGACTGGCAGCGCATCAACGACTTCTGCCTCCATCCGAAGATTGCCGGAAAGGTCTTTGCCCGGCTGACCTTGTCAGACCTGGACTCCTTGCAGACGAAGCTGCGAGCCATCATGCGCAAGGGCGGCCTGAAACCACAAGAAGAGATTAACGCGACTACATTTGTTTATGTCCCGATGGGCAATATTGCAGAAAGTTGAGAAGTATGACACCAAGAGAATTTGTAAAGCGTGAAGTAAAATTATTAACAATAGTATAAAAATAAGATTATGGCAAAAAGAGAAAAGAAAACGATTATCAGTGGCGTAACAAGAGATGAAGCTGATGTTGCCTTTGGCGTATATGCCAAAGCAGACGCACAGAGTGCAAAGATAACTGCAGACATAGAACTGCAATGTGCAAAAATAAGAGAAAAGTATGCTGACCGACTGTCAGCCCTTGATGTTGAAAAAGGAGCAGCTTTTGACACCTTGCAAAGCTATGCAATGGAGAACAGGGGTGAAATGTTCACAAAGAAAAAGAGCCTTGACATGGTACATGGTACAATAGGATTCCGTATTGGAACACCAAAATTGAAAACTATGAAAGGGTTCACTTGGGCAAGTGCGCTACAGTTGGTAAAGGAGTTCCTTCCGGCTTACATACGTACTGCTGAGGAAATCACCAAAGACAAACTATTGGCTGACCGTGATGTGGATAAGATGGCAGAAGAAATGGCGCGTTGCGGAATTACCGTGACACAGGACGATACTTTCTATGTGGAACCCAAGAAAGAAGAAACCGCGGTATGATACAGACTACCCACAAAGAACCCAAGATGGCCCTTTGCCGCCGATGCGGAGGCAGGGGCTACCTGTTGGAAACTGAAGCCGTCTGTCCACAATGTGGCGGAAGCGGAAGAGTGACCGTGAGCGGAGACATGACACTCGACATCAGACCTTATACTCCAAGAAAGTTGACAACCAAGTAAACAGAAATACCCTGTATGGCCAAGCGACACGGACAAAGTTACGAAAAGCGTATAGCCGATATAAACAGGATATATGACCAGTATGCCAAAAGCGGATTACCCAACCGCGAAATATGGCGCAGGTACATATATCCTGCTTATGCTATCAGTGAACGCACGTTTTATAACCTGCTGAAAGCATCCTCAGTTCATCAAGAATCAGAGGAAATGTGCCGGCAGGGTTTTCTGTTTTATGACTTTTTCAAGAAAGAAGATGAACAACGACGTGCAGATTATTTTAAGACGCATCCTGAAGGATCTGAAGGTTGAGCTTGGCGATGAGTTCGACAAGAATTTTGAACGCCAGGCATTCTTCAGCGAAGCATGGACGCGCAAGCGCAGCCCCGTGAAAGCAGGAAGCCCGATACTGATAAACAGCGGCACACTCAGACGGAGCATCAAAAGCCGTACGACAGAAAGCAGTATCATATTCTACAGCGACCTGCCTTATGCGGCGATACACAATGACGGAGGCGGCATCGTGGTGACGGCAAAGATGAAACGTTTCTTCTGGGCGAAGTATTATGAGACAAGCGGAGCGTTCGGACGTAAGAAGAACGGCGAGAAACGAAACGACAGGCGAACCAACCGACTGAGTGGAGAAGCAGAATTTTGGCAGTGCCTGGCATTGATGAAAGTAGGCAGTAAGATAAAGATACCTCGAAGACGTTTCTTGGGAACATCGCCCGAAGTGGAGGAAAGTGTGAGGGAAATCATAGAGGAGAATTTGACAGAATATTTTGATAAGGACTTTAAAATAATAACGAAATGAGAAAAGAATTATACAATGCTCTATGCGAGCGATTGAAAACAGTAGGCGACGGCGCGATAAAGCACATCGACTTGTGGAACCACAATGTGGAGTTTATCGAGCAGGAAGAGAACTGGGCGCGTCCTGCTGTATTCGTTGAGTTCTGTCCGATAGAATGGAAACCGATAGCCCGAGGCGTGGAATACCGTGCCGACCCTCTTGTGAAGCTACACGTAGTGACAGACTGGGAAGGTGCGGCATCTGAAGGTAGCGAGTTCAAGGAAACGGCACTGAATGTGTTTGACTTGAGCGAGGAGATACACAAGGCAGTGTGTTGTATGAAGGGCGAGAGCTTCCAACGCTTTGACCTTGTGAGCAGCGAAACCAACCACAACCACGAGGAGATAATAGAGAATATCGAGGTTTATCAGTGCATAGCGTGGAGGAAATTGAAAAAATAATTCAAAAACTGATTGGGTTATCGGATTATTTTGTATATTTGCAACCAAAAGCATTGAGGGAATGGCATACTGGCATTTTAGTCCTAACAGTCGCCCTTGGTGCTTTTTTATTTTATGTCATTTATAGAGTATAAGAAATGACGAATAATATCTCTACCATCCTTACCACTATATGTTTGTTTTGCGACATTCAGTCTTAGCCATTTTCCATACACTTTAGTTTTAAAATAATAGAAATGTTCTATATTGTCTTTTCTTGCATGTGTTAAAGCGGAATCCTCAATATACGTTGCATTAGACAAAAGGCTATCCAACCCCTTTAAGTCGTCTTTGCCGATAATACGAGTTCGTCCAAAAGTATCTGAGAACAAATGCTCGTTTCCGTATTTTGAAAAACCAATATTAATTTTTCTCCCCTCAATATTCTTTTGAATACGGCTCTTT